CCCAGCAACGGACAGCGCCGCTTGCCGGCCTGCTCGTGCCGCTCCGCTTCCAAGTGCTCGAAGTATCGTAACCATTGGCTATATTCCGCGCTGTCAACCGTCTTTTGCGCCTCGGCTACCGTGCGACCCGTCGCCTCGGCGATGCGCAGCCATGTCAGGACGGCTGGATGCGCGTAAAAAAATCCTGCGCGCTCATCCTCGCGTCGAACTTCGTGAGCTTGTTCAGCGCGCACAGGGCGACGAACACGACCTCCTGCCAGTCGGCGGGTTGTTTCAACAGTTCGTCCACGTCCTGCGGCTTGAACATCAACGTTCCGTCTGGATTGCACACGCCCATTTGCACCGCCGTCGCCCGCATTTCGGCGGGCTTGCTGATTGTGCCGTTGTCGTTGGTGATGTTCTGGACGAACGCATCCCACTCGGCACGCTGGGTGCCCGTCCAGCGTAACAGGTGAACTTCGCCAATCGGCGGGACATTCAGCGGCACGACAAGGTTCTTGCCGCTGGCGAGGATTTCAGCGCGGGTCAGTGCCATACTTAGGCCACGGTCGCAAAGTTGGCCGCAAGCTTGACGGTCACGGTGCGCACGGCGCTTGAGCCGCGAGTCATGGTGCCGCCGTTGTCGCCGATGCAATGGCCGCTGGCGCTGATGCCGTTGGCGTTCGCAATCGGCCCGCCCTTGATGATCCACGTTTTCTGCGTGGCGCTCACGAGGCAAGCGGTGCCGTCCTGCGGAATCTCAAACGAGAACTGCCCGAACGAAGTCTGCCCCTCCGGGAACACCTGCGGGCCGCTCAGGGTCAATTCCTCGACGAAGCCGCCGGTGTAGTCGGGAAGCGTGATGTTGCGGGCTTGCGCCCATGAAGTCGTTCCGTCCTCAACGGTGCCGTTGAATCCGCTTTTGTAGGTAATGGTTGATGGGGTCGCTGCCATGTTGTTTAGGTTCTCCTGTTACACCCTTTATTGTTTAGGCCGTCGGCTCGGTCTTGATACCGGGCCAATACTGAAGCGTTACGGTCATGCCGCCTTCCCATAGCGGGGCCGCGCCCATGAGTTGATAACTGACGTTGCCGAGGTTTTCGCCGAACTGTGCAATCAGCACGTCGTAGAGTTTCATCCCCATTTCGTCGCGTAGCGTGTGGCCGGTATAGGTGATGATGCCGGTCGCGGGCGCGGTGGTGGAGGCATTCGAGACAACGCCCCATTCCACGTCAAACGACGGGCGGCGCTCCTGAACGGCGGTGCCAACGTCGTAGGGTTGCATCGCCGGCAACAGCACCACGAACGGCGCGTGTTCCTCGCCCAAGGGTGCGGCGGCATCCTCGCCGATTTGGATGCGCAACGACTCGCCGGGAAAGTTCGTGGAAATCCACGTTGCCAGCGCCGAGTTGGCCTGAATGGCGGCAGCGGCATCGGCAATGACTTCGCTGATGGTGATCATAGGCTCCCCACTTTTGGCGTCAGAAACGCATTGACCTTCTTCGCGGCGGCGGCATCAATGCGTGCTTGGATTGAGTTGCGAATGGTCGCCTCGGCGTCGGCGCTCCACCGTGTTTGCTGGGGCGCGACGGCTTGGCGTTCGGGCCGCGCATAGCTGGCAAAGGGAATCGTTTCGCCGTACATCTGATGCAGCCAGTGGCGTTCGCCCTTGTCCCATGCGCGTGATTCACGGCGCATCCAACGCGCACCGGCGCGGTCTGACCGTTTGAACACGGCTCCGATGAAACCGACGCGCACGCCGTCAGTGGTTGAGTATTCCACCAGCCCCGGCAGTCTGCCGCCGAATCCTTGCAAGAGCGTTTTTCGGCGCGTGAGCGACCGGGCGCGTTTCGAAGTTGCAGCAACGCCTTCGGCGCGCAGTTGACGACGCGACGTTCGAATGGCTGCCATCCGTTCCTGTCGAGTGCGGAGCGTGAGCGGGTGCAGCGGGGCGAACGGTTGACCGGCAGGCGCACCGGCGCGCATCTCGCGGGCGATGGTCTTGCGCCAACGACTGCCCAAGTCCATCAACGCTTTCTTGTAAAATTGCGGATACTGCCGGGCGAGATCGTCGAGCGTCGGCGTGATGCCGTCTTGAACGCTAGCGGTGACAGCGAGAGCCATTACGCCCCCTTGCGCAGCGGCGAGTTGACGAAACGTATCTGCCACACGTCGCCACTGTCTTGCACGGTATCCACGCGCCAGACGGTGCTGTCGGCGTCCCGCGTCCACTCGGCATTGGAAGCGGGCTTGGTGGTGCATTCCGTCTTGCGGACGGCACCGGTGCCCCATGTGCCGGGACGCATGGACAGCGCGCCCTTGTCGTCCGGGGCTTCGTCTTGCGCGAACACGACGCGATACACCGCCGTGCCGACGGTGAAGGACTCGGCGAAGAACCGGTCACCGAAGAACTTGTCGCTATTGAATGGGCCGGGCATAAGCGAAAGAGGCGGGAAGGGTTGGCCTCCCCGCCTCTGGATTCACTGCTCGACCGTCCAGAGGATACTGACGGTCGCGGCTGCGTTGGTTGCAGCCCATGCGCTGTTGGTGGTTGTGACCACTGCACGGGCGATGTAGGCCGTGCCCGTCCAAGTGTAGGAGCCGGTGAGGTTGTTCGTGCTCAGAATCGCCGTCCCGTCGCTGTCGGCCACGCTCACGGTCGAAGTCCCGCCGCTCACGGTGATAACGGCCCGCCGGAGCACGCCGTAAACGTCGGCTTGCGCCGTGACGTTGGCGTTCGTGCTGGTGGTGATGCTGGTGGTGACGCGCAGCATTTCGGCGCGGGCGAACAGGACAACGCCCACCACCGCCGCGCCAATGAGGAGGATGCGTTTCATGGGTGCCTAGGGGGCGTTGGTTTTAATGAGACCGAGGTTAACAAGGTTGGAGTGAAGTGTGTTGACCTTGACCTGAATCTCCGCCGCGGCACAACCGGAGGTCAGGACGATGTTTCCAGCCGGCTGAACAATCGGAGTTTTGCCGTAAAAGCCAATCTTGTCGGTTGACTTGGCCCCGATGTGTAGGCCGAGGTAATCCAAATATGGCAACGTGGTCGTGGCTTGCGCGAAAACCAACGCAACGCCAACCACGGTGATGCCCCCGGCGATGGTGAGAAGTTTCTTCATTGTGTGTCTCCTGCCGTTGGCGGGAGCCGGCTTGACCGGCCCCCGCCGCTGGCGAGTGGGTTGGTTAGCTCAACTTGACGAGCTGAATCAGTTCGGCGTTGACGACATCCACGAGGGCGTTCGTCCAAACGTCCACGACGTTCGCCTTCTTGTCGTCGCTGTAGTGCGAGGTCGCACTGAAGTAGTTGCTGTCCGGGCCAACCACTTGCTGCACGTAGGCGAGGGCTTGAACTTCCTCTTGGCAGGTCATGCCAGCGGAAGGCAGCGCCATGACGGCGACGCAGGTGTCGTTCGTGATGCTGGCGGCATCCCAAACGTCCGTGCCGCCGACGATGATCTCGTCCACGCCAATCGCGGCGGCGAGCAGCTGCCGGCGGGCGAGACGGACGCCTTCGGGGTTGCCGTTGCTGGTCAACAGCGTCGGCTGCTTGGCCATCTCCGCCACGATGCCGCTGTCGGCGATCAGTTGGAGATAGAGCGACTGGCCGCAAACCAAACCCATGCGGGCGTTGCAGTAGTCGGAGACCGTGAACGCGGCGTTCTTGAGGTCGCTGAGCCAGTTGGTGCTGGCCGACGGCACGGTCGCGCCGCCGTCGAGCACCTGCTCGGCGAACAACTGCTCCAGATTCTTCTGGACGATCAAGTGCGCCCGCGTGGCCATCGCCACTTGCGCGCCGGCAAGACCGCCGTACTGCGCGAGAATCCGGTCGTCAATCGTCTGACGGTCAATCTTTTCCGTCAGGGTGACAGCCAGCGAGTTGTCGGCGAAATCTTCCGCCGTCGGGGCGGCGCTCAGTGAGCGGCCCGATTGAATGGTGCCAGCGCCATACTTCTGCGGGAAGATGTAGGCGACGGTGGTCGAAACCTTGATCGGGTTAGCGAGCCACGGCACGGTGAAGGGGTTGCGTCGGACTTGGAGTCCGGCGAGGTCGGCGCGATTGTCTGCCATGTTAGGGTCAATTCCTTACGGTTGATGGTTGTAGGCGGAGAACAGGGCGGCGAAGCGTTTCTGCGCCTCGGCGTGTACCTGCCAGACCGGCCATTGCGGGTGCTCGGTCGCAATCAGCGACAGGGCTTCCCGGTACGTCGCTGGGCCGGTGGGCGGCGTCGGCGGAACAGGCGCGGCACCGGCGCTGAGCGTGGCGATGCGAGCGTCCAGCGCGGCCTTGTCGGCCTTCAACTGATTGCACTCGCTCGTGAGCGTGGCGATGGTTTGCTTGGCTTGTTCCAACTCGACAGCGACCGCTTGCAGCGCGGCGACGGGGTCGGGCTGTTGTGGTTCGGGCGTGGCCGCTGGCGGCGCTTCAACGGGCTTCTGGCCCTCGGCTAGCTGAGCGGGATTCGCTTTGTCACCCTCGGCTTGCGCTTCAACGGGCTTCTCGGCGGAAATGGGTTTGACTTCTTCGACTACGGCGGCGGGTGTCTCCACTGGCGTCTCCTTTACGGTGAATGCTTCGATGCTGAAGATGGCTTCGGCTTTGGTGCTGTTATCCACGCCTACCTTGCAGATCGCGGCGGCCTTCAGTGTCCAATCACGGATGCAGAACAACGGGCCGACGCGTGGGGTGCCGTTGACAACAACGGTCTTGCCGGCGGGAATGGCTTCGACCTTGTACGCGCCGCGAAAGTCAATCGAAGCCTGCTGCGGGATGTTGTTGCGCAGATTCCACTGAATACGGTTCGCGCTGTGCTGAGGGTCGTCGTCGTTGTGAAAAACAACGCCGTCCGCTTCGATGCCGTACTGCGTCAGGGACGGACGCAAATAGCCGATCTCCGCGCCGTGCTCGTCGTCCATTGCAATCCGGTTAGGCATCGTCATTGTAGCGAAGTCGTGAATGACGGGAGCCTTGAACATCGGATGGAAAATCGGCTCACGGGAACGGAGTTTTGCGTGTACCTTCAGGGATTTGTTGGTTTCCTCCCCCGCGTGAGCCGTTACAGGTTCGGAAGATGCAAAGAAAAGGGCGACGGGCTTTCCGTCTTTCAAGTCGGCAATGAGTTGTTCGTGATTCATTGTTGCTACCCTTTATTGTTGCGGGTCGGAACCGGCGGGGTCAGTCTGCGCCGCGCCCGGATTCGGGCCACGGGCCAGCGGAACCTTGGCGGCATTGGCAGCGGCAATTTCCTCGCCCTGAATGCGGACGTTCTCCGAGTGCGAACGGATGCTGCCAAGCTCGCGGGCGGCGTCGTCGTAGGTACACGCGCCGATGGCCAGCTTCTTCATTACGGCGTCAACTTCCTTGGACAGATCGAGAATGAACGTCGCCGTGGGGATGAGTTCCCAATCAATCAGGTCGTAGGTCAG